CAGATACAGACCGCACTTGTGTTTCAGGACTACTTTGTGTTTTGCTTACTCTTGGCATTATAATACTCCTAACTTATTTTAAGTGATTTTACTATAAATACAATGGTTATTCACCAAAATATTCTTTAAGGTATGCTTCCCGTGTAATTAAACCTTGCTTCTCAAACTTCTGACAAGCCTGTTTAGCTTCTGGAGGCAAATCGTTATATCCTTTACCGCCTTTTTGATTAGACTTAGGTGCTGTAGTTCCTTCTACTGGAGATGGACGAGCACGGTTAGTATTGGTGAATTTTTCAGGATATGCTTTCTTAACACGCTTGGTAACTTCGTCAAGGAACGCTTCACCGATAAGGGTTGGCTGCTTACGCTTGATGACTTCACCAATTAGGTTAGCCTCTTCAGTCAATTCTGTGTCTTTACCAAACCAAGGATTATCTTCATTCCATTGAACAAAGGTAGGGTCTGGTTGGTTTGATGGGCGTACTTCTACTTTTTCAATCGCACGAGCCTGTTTGAGTTCATCAATAGCGTCATCAATCTGAAGAACCTTATCTCCGTCGCCTGTATTGATAGCTTCCTTCTTTTGGTCACGAAGGTCTAGCATGGCACGGTCATAAGCCCGTTTTTCAGTATCTGCATGAAACTTCTTGAATTCCATCATTGTGGTTTTCATTTCAGATACTTCACGCTTTAGGAATTCGTTGTCTTTACGCAACAGAGCATTAATCTCTTTACCTTTCTTTACAAAGGTATCTGCGTCAACCCAACGGTCTTCTGGGCCGTTATAGTCTGATTGTGGTACCCAACCTTGACGCTTTGCCTCGGCTAAGGTCTCTTCATCAACTTCTGATACCTCTACTTCAGTACCTTCTGTTTGGGCTTCTTGTGTAGCCGAACCGTCTAACGATTCTGGTACTACTTGGTTTAGTTCTTCACTCATTTGCTATCTCCTAGTTTGGTAAGGCATATATCTAAATCGTTTAAGACTCGGTATTCGATTCCGTCTTCTGATTCGTCTGGGGTGATAAGCTGACCAGCGTAACGTCCAAACTTGACGTAGTCACCGACTTTACACCAAGGGGATTCTTGGTCGGAATAAGCAGTATTCCCAACTTCGACGACGACTCCACCGTCTTGACCAAGCTGTTCTCGCTTAGTAACGTCTTTGGGAATAATAATGCCGCCTTGAGATACTTCTTCAACTTTCGTGACCTTTACCAAGACACGATGTCCTGTTGGCTTCCATCCTGATGTATTCATTAGACCCCCGTAATATCTTCATAAGTCAAATCAAGAATTTGATTGATGGAATATACCCCACCCAATGCAAACTGATTTTCCCCGTCAGTTACAAACTGTCGATTAGCCCACGCCTCTTGGGTTTCAACTTTAGCCTTCTTTAAAAAATTAAAGAATTCCTCAGTTACGTGGTAGCTCTTCCATTCCTTGAATTCCTGCTCCGTCATTGCTTGATTCCTTATCTAAGTTTTGCATCATCTCTATTGACTTAATAATCCCATCTACGTGTGCTCTCTTAGCACCGATTTGGGCTTCTAACATAGCTATAGCATGACCAGATTGAACGCCATCTGCTTGTTCAAGTTCCAATACTGCTTTAGCTTGTAGCTCGGTAATCTTGGCTTGTTGTAACTCTGCTTCTTGCATGAGCTTGGCAATACCAAGTTTAAATTTAAGTTGGTGATTCATCTGACGCTCATCGTTCTTCATCTTCTCGATTTGCATTTTTTCCGATGGGCCTGGCTTGATAGCGTTAGGGCCTTTAGGGTCAGGGAGAATTTGGTCAATAGCGTTTACTTTGAGTGCGTCTAAGTAACGCTTTTGGACTTCATACATATTGAAGCCACCAGAGGATTGTGCTAACTGTAATACGGCTTGTGCTTGCATCTGACGTTGACTATCTGAAACAACATTAGGGTCGGCAGCAGGTTTAACTAACTTCATATCCATAGAATAGTCGTCAGGCAACACGAATTGTAGTTCGTTGTTGTATTCAAACTCTACTGGCTCACTTGGCAGATAGAGTTGGTTTAGACGATATAGCTTTTGGAATTCTTCTTTCATGGCTCTCCAAGTACGCTTGTAGATACCATTAAATACTTTCATACCCTGCTCTACTACGTTACGACTTGTCTCAGCAGGAGTATTTTGACCAGGGCTTACGCCTGTCATCATATCGGTTGCACCAGCAATACGCTCACCATAGTTGATAAGAAGTTGCAATAACTGGAATGACACACCGTTAGGTTCACGGATAGGCAATGGGAAGATGTTGGCACGTAAGTCATCGCCCGTGCTGTCTACACGCTTCCACTCATGTGGCTTGAATGTGTAGTCGCCACCTTTAATCTTAACGCCACGTCCTAAGAATCCACCGCCAGTAACGCTCATCGTACCAGCATCAATCAACTGGTTAACAATGGTGTTTACTGAATCATTAGTAGGCCCAAGCAATACACCAAAGCCTAAATCGTAGAAGCCACCGTCTGGGCTAGGAACAAAGCCATACTTTGTGAAGTACTGTTCAGGCTTAATTCGGATAATTTCACCGTTGTGGTACTCAATCGAGTCTTCAAAGTAACGGGCAACGATACGGTAGATTTTGCCAGTGTCTCTACGGATGTAGGCAATGTACGGCTCTTTGTATCCATCTTCATCAAAGTCATGCCAAAAGTGAGTTTCAAAAAATTCGTAAGGGGTATCAGGGTCACCTGATTGCTGACGAACACCTTGTGCGTCTTCTTTAGCTTGGGTAAGCATAGAGACGTTAGGAAGACTAGGTTGTACTTCGTCTTCTACTTTTAAAAATACTCCACGTACCTGACGCTCGTGCAAGTCGTTGCTTGACAATAGAATTCTATGTGAGACTCTTGGGGATTCTGCAATTGACTTGGTATAGTAATTGACAACGAAATCATTAGGAAGAACAAGCTCAGAGACATTATGACCTTTTACTGGGTCAAAGTAAGACTTCTTGATTGCGGTACCAGCAATAGCTTGAACCAGCAAAGTCTTGTCAGTGTTCTCTTCCCAACCTTCATCTTCTTCCATTACTTGGTAAGTCATGTGACGGGAGATGCGGTCTGCACGTTTGTGCATTTCGCCATCGTCATCTTTACCATACACCTTACATTTGACCACTTCGTTATTGGAAATTAATGCAGGGTAGGCACGACTATGATACTGCATTGCAGCAATAGTAATCAACGGGAACTTCACATTAGAGGCACCAGGCCAAGGGAACGTTTTACGCTCAACTACTTGAAGAGCCAACTTGCTGGCTTTCTCATTACGCTCTTCCCAATCTAAACGGGAAGTTAAGTCAAGATTGATTTCATCCATCAATCGGAAGCCTAATGAGGATAACTCCTCTGAATCCATATCTTCAGCGATATTGGGGGAACGCAGGAGTTCTTCTATTTTCATTGTTTACCTTATAATCTTTAAAGGAAAATACTACAGTATTGTAACAGAGTCAATACCTAACACTATTCCTAGACACAGAATTTATTGTCTAGTAACCTGTATAGACTGATTGACCTTCAAATAAACCGCCACCGTATTCTTTTTCGTACTCTTCATCGTCTATTTCTTCTTTGGTCGGTGCCATAGTTACCTTGTCTAAAGCTAGTCCAATATAAGCTAATGCATCAACTTGGTCATCGTGCTGACCTCTTGGGAATACCAGCATTTCATCTATTAGACCAGCGTACCAGTTCTTGTCCTTATTAAACCGTACCCCACCAGCCCTCATACGAGCCTGTAATGGTTTGGCACGTTGTTCTTTATCTACCTTTGGGGTGACTGCGTGTAGGTTAATGTACATTCCCCGTTTAACCATTTCGGCATTTAAGAACGCATCTAGGGTGTGTTTAATCTGCCCTTTCTCTGCTATGAATAGGTTAGGTTCATATTTTTCTTGTATCCAAAACATATTTTCGATAATTTCAAAACCATCCCACCTGCCACGTCTTATATCGACTACGTGTACTAATC